AGGGATGTGCACGGCGACCACTGCGCCGTTGCCCAGCTTCGAGTCCAGCTTCCAGTCGGCACCGTCGGCCCAGTACGGGATCGCGCGGTACACCTTGCCGACACCGGGCACGGCGGCGGTCGTGACGAAGTCGGCGACGGCGGCGCGCACCGTTGCGGTACTCACCAGACCCTCCGCTTCGGTTCGAGCAGGTCGACGGCCCAGTCGTACTCCTCGATGCCGCCCGCCTCCGCGGAGACGGTGTGGCCGGGCTCGGAGCCGTAGCCGTCGACGGCGATCGCTTCCGCGCCGCGCGTCTTGATCAGGAACGTGGTCAGGTGGATGACGGCCTGTTTTACGTCGCCGGGGAAGGCGGAGACCGCCGTGCCGGACGTGTGGGCGAACTGCAGCGCCGAAGTGAGCGGGACGGTGGCCGAGCCGTAGGTGTAGCTCGGATCGACCGTCACGGTCTCCCACGAGGCCGCGGTGGCGTCGTAGATGGTCAGCTGCAGGCCGGGGCAGATGCCGGTCGTGTCCTTCGGCGTGATCGAGGTCGCGCCCTGGGCGGCGTCCGCGGCCAGCGAGGTGTTCGCGAAGCCGTTGACGTAGGTGACCTGGGCGTAGACCTTGCCGACGTCGGCGGTCGCCGTCGGGTTGTCCATCTGGCGGGTGTAGCTCGGGCCGTAGACGGGGATCGAGGCGACCTTGCGCTGCAGCCACAGGCCGGTCAGGTCGGTCAGCGCGGCCAGGTTCGACGGCGAGGTGCCGATCTTCACGCCGGTGACGGCGACCAGTGGCGTGTAGTCGACGGGCACGCGGATCGTTCCGTTCGAGCGGACCCGGTACTGCCCGATCTGGATGTCGGTCGAGGCGGCGAGCACCTGGCGGGCGATGTTGTCGGCCTCGCTCGATGCGCGCAGGATCAGCTGGGCGAGCGCGGCGCGGTTCTCCGTGGGCGTCGAGCCGGGCTTGATCTGCGAGGTGTCGACGCCGGTCGGGGCGTTCAGGAACTCGTCGACCGTGATGTACGGGACGCGGTTCGCGTAGGTGGCTACGTACGGGGCGACGGCGGCGGGCGTGGTCATGGCCGGGTCCTCACTGGTACTCGTGGTAGTGCGTCACGGGCGGGGTGTGCTCGTGGTGCTGGTAGCCGCGCTTGTGCAGGGCGTCGGCCAGGCGGACGTCGAGGCGACGCCAGTCGCGGGCCTGCAGGCCGTCGTTGCCGACCTGGCCGACCTCGTTGAGCAGGTCCGGCTCCGCGGCCTTCAACTCGGCGGTGAAGCGGGTGCAGCCGAGGCACACGAGCATCTGCTCGCCGATCGCGTAAGCGTTGCCGCACCAGGGCTCGCGGCAGGCCAGGAAGGCGGGCATGACGTGGCGGTGGATGCCGATGTCGTGCTCGACGATCACCAGGTCGCCCGGCTGCGACCACTCGGACTCGACCAGCCGGAAGTAGGCGGACGTGTCGCGAGGGTCGAGCCGGACGGCCTTGAAGCTGCCCGCGTAGCGCCGGACGGTGCAGACGTGGCGCTGCAGCAGTTCGACGCAGCGCGGGTCCAGCTTCTCGTCGGTGTAGGGCAGCAGGACCGTCAGCGACGGTCCGGCGGTCACTTCGCCGCGGCCTTCGCGGACGTGGCCTTCGTGACCTTCGCGGCGACCTTGTCGACGGTGGCGTTCGCCGCCTCGACAGCACCGGCGACGGCGGCAGCAGCCGGGGCGGCAGCCGGGTCGGCGACCGAGATCGCAGCCGCGGCCTCGGGGGCGACCTTCGCGACGATGCCGAGCAGCTGCTCGACCTTCGAGGCGAGCCCGGCGAGATCGCCTTCCAGCTGCGTGACGCGCTCGATGATGTGCTCGGGCTGGACGTCGTGCGCCAGCTTCGACGCCTCGCCGCGGGCCAGGGCGACGTGCTCCTGCACCCAGTGCGGGAACTTGATCAGCGCCTGGCCGATGTGCTCGGGCACGGTGAACATGCCGTGCTTGTCGGCCTCGTAGTCGACGCCGTCGTGCTGCATCGTCGTCGCGCCGTCGGTGTTTGCGATCCTCATGGCAGACCCCCTATGAGTCGTGGTTGTTGGAGAGGTGAGCGCGCCCCAGTCGCCAGGTAGCGACGGGCGACTGGGACGCGCTCGATGTCGGCTGAGACCCCCGCCGGGGGCCGTAGCGAGGGCCAGCCGAGCCCTGTTACTGCAGGACCGGCGGTCAGCCGATGTTCTGCAGCACGCCCATCGCGACGGGTGCCTTGTTGATGAACACCTCGTTGGCGTAGGTCTCACCGTCGAAGCGAGGACCGCCGCCCGAGCCCGCGGCCCGGTTCGCGGCGTAGTCGTAGTCGCTCACGTCGCGGAGCGTACGAATCTCGCAGGTGTTGGTGATGTTGCTGTTCGGGAACGGCACGCGGTCCGTCCGGGCGATCAGGGTGCCCGGCGGCATGTGCGGGTGGACCTCGACGCGGATCGGGGTGCCGCCCGCGGCCTTGTTCACGTACCAGCCGACGAACGAACCGAGGACGGCCTCGGAGCGGCCCGCGAGGTTCGGCTGGAAGAACGTCTCGGAGACGGTCGAGCCGAGCAGCACGTTGGACAGCTTCGTGCCCTCCTGGCTGGACATCATGTAGCAGTCGGGCGACAGGCGGACCGTGTCGTAGATCGACTGGTTCAGGTTGTCCAGTTCGGCGACCGCCGCACCGCTGACGGACAGCGGGCTGCCGTCGAGCGAGTGGAAGTACGCGCCGGACGGGGTGCCCGAGCCCGGCGTGACCAGGCCGGTCGCGCCGCCGGTGGCGTAGTCACCGGCGAGGGAGGCCAGCAGGCCGTTGAACTGGTTCGACCCGGCGGACGAGTCCGCGGTGGGCGGGCCAGCCGGGGCGGTCTGGTACAGGTCCGGCAGGTTCGGCACGGCCTGGTTCGCGGTCGGGATCGAGGTGATCACGACCTTGTTGACCGTGGTGGTCGTGTAGTAGAAGCCGCCGACGAACCAGTCGTAGGCGACGGCACCGCGGACCGCGGCGACCGTGGCGGTCGCGGAGTGCGTGGCCGCGGCGACGGTGGACGTGGTGACCGTGCCCTGCGCGCTGGCGACGGTCGAGCCGCCCCAGAAGTAGTTCGCGCCGGTGCGGGCGGCGACCTTCACGTTGACCGCGGTCGATGCGGCGATCGAGCCGCCGGTGTCGGACTGGGTCACGGTCGGGGTGCCGGGCGTGGTGAGCGCGAACAGCTGCCCGCCGATCGAGCCCTTGTCCTCGCCGATCTTGAACTGGTTCAGGGCGTTCATCACGGCGACGGCCTTCGCGTCGGCGTAGCCACCGGCGAGGTCGATCGCGTCCTGCGTGACGGTGTAGCCCATGCCGAGCTTCGCGTACAGGGCGGTGACGTCCTGCTCGTCGATGTTCGCCAGCGGGGCGGCGAAGTCGAACGCGGTGAACGGGTTCGGCTGGGTGTTGTTGACGTTCACGAGGGCACGCCACTCGGCGAACTTCGCGCCCATCTTCGGCTTCGTGCGCGCGAGCGAGTCGCGGAACGGGGTGTTGACCGGGATCAGGGAGATCAGGTCGGAGAGGTCGACACCGACGATGCCCGTCGAACTGTTCACACCGGCGGTGGTCGCCTTCTTGATCAGTTCCAGGGTCTCGGCGGTGATCTTCTCGTCGATCATGTGGATCACTTGCCTTTCAGTGCATGGGGTATCGCCCGGCGGCGCTTCGTGCGCGGCTGGTTGCGGGGCGATCCGGGTGTTGGGTGGGGCGGGGTGGTGCTGGCCGATCAGGCGGTCGGGTTGAACCGGGCCTTGACCTCGGCGTAGGCGAGACGCTGCAGAGCGTCGCGCCGCTCGGCGTCGGACTTCGCGTCCTCGACCGCCTTGCGGAGTTCGGCGTGGGCATCGCCCGCGCCCTCGTTGCCGTCGCCGGTGCCGAACGCACCGTTGAGCAGCGGGGACTTGCGGTCGTCGGGCATCTTCGCCAGCTGCTCGACCCGCTCCTGCAGGCCCTTGACCACGCTCGCAAGCTGGTCGTTGGACGCCAGCTTCTCCGCGATCGGGGTCAGGGCCTCATTGAGCAGGGCGGACAGGGCGGCGACCCCGTCGGACTGCGTGGACTTCTGGACGTTGGCGTCGTCGTCGGCGGGAGCCGCGGCGGCGTCAGCGGTGGCATCGGGGGCCGCGGCAGCGGCCTGGTCGGCGGCGTCCGCGGCGGGCGCAGCGGCAGCTGCGTCGTCCGCCGGGGCGGCGTCGTCGGTGGCGGGCGCGGCGTCGTCGGACGAGTCGTCGGACTTCGCGGCGGTGTCGGACACCGGCATGAGGTCGGCGGGGTCGATGACGCCGATCAGCTTGCCGTCGGCGTTGAACACGACGGTGACCGGGTCACCCTTCGCCTTCGTGACGGTGCCGAGGGTGAAGGTCGGGAACTCCGACGCGGCGTCGAGTTCGACGGCCTTGACGACCGGCGTGACCTCGACTTCGAGGGTGGTGGGACTGGCAGCCATGTCGGCCTCCTTCGCGACCGGCTGGCCGCTCTCGTCGATGGGAGCGGGCAGCGAGGCCAGCACCCCCTGCAGGGCGGTGACGGCGTCACGGATCGCCTGCTCGTTCTTGCCGGACAGGACCCGCCCGGCCTTGACCACGGGGGCCAGCCGCTCGATCACGTCGAGCGGTTCGTCGGCACCGGCGAGCGCCTTGCCGACCGCGGACAGCTGCGCCTGGTCGGCGTCCATCTGCTCGCCGACTGCGTACGGGGCGAGGATCGAGATCGCGCAGTCGATCGCGCTCGATGCGTCGCCGAGGTTCATGGCGTTCTCCGCGCCGTCGACCTCGCCGACCGCGGCCTCCTGCATCTCGCGCTCGGCGAGCAGGCAGATCGCGTTCTTCGCGCGACCCAGGACGCCGATCCACTTCGAGGCGGTCGCGGCGTCCACCTCCTCCCACTCGGGGGTGCCCGGCATCGGCGAGGCGTCGCCTGCGCCGGACAGCGGCTCGGTGATGTCCAGGTCGGCCTTCGCCTTGCTGACGTCGTCGGTCATGTCGTTCTCCTCGGTGGGACGGGCCTTTGCCCGCTGGGCCGCGTCGAAGATCATCTTCGTGATCGCGGCGGGGGAGCCGGTGAGAGTGACGTCGTCACGCGGCGTGGTGACGGGTGCCGGGTCCGGCACCGCGTTGCGGTCGAGCAGGTCCTGCACGGCCTCGGGCGGCAGGAAGCCGCCCTGGCCCTTCGCGATCAGGAACGGCAGGCCGTTCGCGCCCTTGTGCACCAGGTCGATGCGACCGATCTGGGCGTCGGCGAGCCAGGTGCCCTCGACGTCGTCCTCGACGGCGTCGGGAGTCTCGGTCAGGTCAGACATGGAACACCTCGCGGATCAGGTGTGCGGGCACCCGGTAATAGGTCCCGCACGAGCGGCACAGGATCGCCTTGCGGACGATCCGGGTCTTGTGGGAGCCGCACCCCAGGCAGGCGTGCGGGGTCCGCCGGGGCGCACGCTTCTGCGTGGCCCGGCGGCGGTCGTTCAGGGTCGTGGTCATGCGGTCCTCCGCCGTCGGGCGGCACCCTGCAGGGACACGCCCTGCACCTCGCCGCGTTCGTACATTCGCCACGCGATGTCGTCGCACAGCAGGCCGGTCAGCCAGGTGCCGGACTTGATCACCTGCGTCGAGCCGTCGACCGCGGTGAGCGTCCAGTCGGGGCCGCGGTAGACGTAGCTCTCGACGACCTTCGCGTGCCCGACGGTGCCGTCGGCGTGGTACAGCCCGACCTCGGGCTCACCGCCGAGCAGCATCGACCACGCGGCCTTCTCCAACTCGGCCTCGGTGAAGAAGTCCCGGTGGCCGTCCGCGCCCTTCTCGATGCGCGTGTCCACGCCGGGCTGATATGCGACCGCGAGCAGGTACCGTTGCGGCATGTCGATCAACTCCTCGGGGGAGGGTTGGGACTGGGAGCGGATCAGGCGGCTGCTGCCACTGCCGATCTGCTGCACCGAGTCGAACTGGCAGGTCAGCGAGGCTGACCTGGTGACGTGTGCTTCGTGCGGGACTGCCGACATGCGGGCGACCCGGTTCTGGCGGTTGCTGATCAATCCGCCGAGACGGTGATCAGCGCGCCCGCGGCGTAGTCGTCGTCGTAGACCTTGCTGGTCGTGATCGAGCAGACCAGCTTGTCGTCGGCGATCACCTGCGAGGACGTGAGCGCGTCCAGCGTCGAGCGGACCAGCTTGTCGAGGTCCGGCGTCACCGTCGGCAGGTCACGCTTCACCGACTTGCCGCGGGGCAGGAAGAACGTGATGCGGACCGAGCAGGCGTCCTGCGCGGTCGCCCAGCCCTGCTCGGCGACCGCGGCCTTCATCTGCTCGTGCACGGCCTTGCGCCAGGGCTTCACCCGCTTCGACGACTCGACCATGTTGACCTTGCCGGACTTCGTCACGAAGCCGGACTTCGAGCCCTGCGGGGCCGGTGCGCCGGTGACGTGAGCGGTGATCGAGCGAGGCATGGTCAGCCCTTCGACGGGGTGCGGCGGGTGCGCTTGCGGGTGCGCTTCGTGGACGGCTTCGCAGCAGGCGCTGCAGCAGGCACTGCAGCCGGTTCGGACGGCGGGATCAGGCCGGGGGCGAAGTAGTCGACCGGGTCGCCCTCGCCGTTGTTCTCCGTGGTGACATCGAGCGAGCCGCCCTGGTTGGACGTCATGCCGTTGCCGCCCGCGCCGGTGTTGCGGTCGAGGATCGACGTGCCGGTGCCGCCGAAGTTCTCCTCGTCCAGATTCATGCCCGCGCCGGTGTTGTCGCCGTATTCCAGGTCCTGCGTGAAGTCGCGGTTCGGGGCGTCGTTCTGGTACAGCAGGCCCGTGTCGCCGCGGGTCGCGTTGTCGTTGCCCGAGTCGGTCATGCGGTAGCGGTCGACGAACTCGTGCAGCTTGCCCTCGCCCTCGGCGGCGGCACCCTCGGTGTCGTGTGCGAGGTGTTCGCCTTCGAGCCCGGCCAGCCCGGCATCCTCCGCCGCGGCGGCAGCGCCGAGGGAGGCGGCACCGGCCAGGGTCAGCAGGTCGGAGTTCAGGTCCGGGCCAGGGGTCAGGGTGTTCAGCACCGGCGACAGCGAGCAGCGGCAGTTCGGGTGCACCGGGACGATGCCGTCGCCGTGCAGTTTCAGCGGGTTCTCCGCGGCGATCGACAGGCAGTGCAGGCACGCGCCGGGCGAGGTGACCAGGTCGACCCTCGTGATGCCGTCCTGGCGGTACTGGTCAGCGGACCCGGCGGTCATGGCGCGGGCGATCTCCGTGGTGGCGATCATGCGGGCGCGGGCCGGGTCGGCGACGATCGACTGCATCGAGCGGGCGATCGAGTCGACCGACTGGCCGGTGCGAGCACCCGTGGCGAGCACGGTGCCGAGCCGGTCGAGGGTGGTTCCGGTGATGCCCTGGATGGTGATGTTCTGCCGGTCCAGCAGGCGCGCGAGCCCGCCGAAGTTCAGCAGCGCCGAGGTGGTGGCCTGGCCGGGCGTCCACGACGACCAGAACTGGCCCCACTCCTCCGCCGACGTCGGGATCGAGATGTTGACGCCGGGCACCGGGTTCGCGCTGCCGTCCAGCTGCAGACCGGCCAGCACGCCGGACGAGTAGGCGTCCCCGTAGACCGCGGCCAGCGCGTCCTTCAAGGTCGTCGTGTCGAGGTGCAGGTGGTCGCGCAGGAACTCGCGGGCGCGGGTGACCTCGGCGGGCTCGGAGACGTCGGGCTGCGGCTTCGCCTCGTGCGGGGCGGGCAGCTGTTCCAGTACGGCGTCGGGCTTCGGCTGCGGTGCGGACATGCGGCAGCCCTCCCCAGGCGGACAGTGCAACGCCCCCCCGGCGTTTCAGCCGCCGGGGGGGCGTCGGTGCTGCAGCGGCGTCGCGCGCACTGCGGGTGACGGCATCACGCGCGTCACTGATCGGGTGTACTCACACCCGCGTCTTTCGTGCCGGTGCCCGAGCAGTTCGGGCACCGGGTGTCGGCCCAGCGCAGCTGACCGCGGCGTTCGCCGTCGACTAGCACCGGGAAGGTGCCCGAGCCCTCGCACCAGGTGCAGGGGCTCGGGTCGCGCTCGATCACGAGCGGCAGCGGCCTGCTCACAGGTGGCTGGCTGCCAGGACGACCAGGTCGCCGAGCCCGAGCACGACCAGCGCCGCGATCAGCGCCACGATCAGCCCGCCGATCAGCCTGGTCGCCAGGGTCGTCGACCGATGCCCGCAGACGGGGCAGCGATCGACAGCCAGTTCCGTATCAGTCGCCACTGTCGACCTCCGAGGTGCGGGGCTCGCTCGGCTCGGGCTGGTGCTCGATCCGCGGCGCGGGCCGCTCGTCCGGGTGGGTGCGCGCGTGCTCCTCCTGCAGCTTCCGGGCCTGGGCGTACCACTGCCCCGGTCCCTTGAAGTGCGTGACGATGCGCTCGCTCATGGTCGATCCTTCCAGCGGTTATGACACTACGGTCAGGCGACGTGCGGGGGCCAGTAGCCGTTGCCGTCGGCGAAGTTGTACGCGCCGCCGACGGCGTGCGTGTACGCGCCGATCGTCTCGACCTCGTGCAGCGATCCGACCACCAGGGTCGGGTCGATCTCGATGGTGCCGCCTGCGTCGTTGTGGAACACGCCGAGGTGAGCGCCAGCGATCGACAGCTGGTCATGGAACTGCGACATCGCCGAGTCCATCGCCGACCCGAACTGGGCCGCGGTGGCGTTCTCGGGGATGCTGACCGAGGCCACCCCGGCGGGCTTGATCGAGAGCGCGTAGGCGTTCGCCCCGTTGCTCGCGACCGGCGCGCCGGTGTGGGCGTCGATCGTGGTGCCGCCCCACGACTCCTGCACCGAGGCGTAGCTGCTGGCCTTCACCGCGTCCAGGTTGCTGCTGATCCCCGTGGGCGGGGACGAGGCGGCGATCCGGGCGTCCATCGAGGCGTGACCCTCGGCGGCGAGCGCCTGGAACTCGCTCGACGACACGGCCCGGCTGTTCGCCGACCCGTCGCCAGCCTGCAGGTCAGCGGCGGTGATCTCCGCGTAGCCGCCTGCCGAGCCCGAGCCTGCCGAGCCCGAGCCCGACGACTTCGAGCCCGAGTCGTTGCCACCCATGCCGCCAGCGGCGAACCTGCCGTTGGCGTCGCGGGCCTGCCCGTCGAACTTCACGACCGGCTGGCGGTGGATCGCCAGGTAGCTACGAGCCACCTCGCGCAGCTGGTCGAGCGTGACCATGTCGCCCATCGCGGCGTGCACGTTCTGCGAGTGGAAGCCGGTGAGGGCCTGCTCGACGTGCCGGTCAGGGTGGGCGTGCCAGTCGTCGTCGGTCGACTTCTCGACCGGGTCGACACCGAGGGTGGGCAGCACCACGTCGAGGCTCGCAGCCAGTTCGGTGCGGACCGCGGGGTTGCCGATCAGGTGCTCCGGGGACCACCAGGCGATCGACTCGATGTCGTCGCCGTCCGGGTCGTCCGGGTTGCTCACCGTGTCCCGGTCCAGCAGGTCGATGTCGTCCTCGGACGGGATCGACCAGACGTGGCCCTCGTAGACCTGCGTGCGCCAGCTGCCAGCCAGTTCGCCACGAGGCAGCAGCTGGCCGACCTCCTCGCACCATTCGCGCATCGCCCCGACGCGGGTGGACTCACCCGCTTCGAGGCAGCCGCCGGGGAACTCCCACATGCCTGCCGTAGCGGTCGACGGGTCGTTCATCGACCGCTGCAGCATGAGGACACGACCCGTGTCCGCGGCCTGCACGGCGAGCCCGGCGGCTACCGGGCGAAAGGGGCGGCATCAGCCGCCTTCGTGATCCTCTCGCGGTGGTGCTCGTTCAGCGCCCGAGCGATCCCCGCGGGGACGTGCTCGAACTCGAAGTCGCGCCAGCGGCCAGCACGGGCGCGCGCCTTGCAGAACCGGCTGAACGCCTGCATCTCCGCGGCAGCCGGGTCGAGGGCCTTGCCGACCGGCTCGGTCAGCTTCGAGTCCTCCGTGACGCCGGGGTCGCCGATGACAGGGGTGCCGGGCCGGGTGCCGACGACGTCGGTGCCGGGGATCGGCTTCTCCATCTCGGGGAAGCGGGGCGCGCTTGAACTGCGTCCCGCCGGGGGCCTTGTCCGGCAGCACACCCTCGGCACCGTTGAACGGCTCCGTGGGCAGCGGCTGGTCGTCGACCGGCGCGGCAGTCTCCGGGTCGATGCGACCGGCGATCGCCTCGATGTTCGCCAGCGGGATCGGACCCGTGCGGGGGTCGAGCACGAAGCGGGGCACCGGGCGCTCGGAGTCGATCTCCAAGCCGAGCAGTTCCTGCCGGGCCTCGTCAGCGGAGGCGAAGCCGGACTGCACGTAAATCTGCCACGCCTGCGCCTCGGACAGTCGATCTTCCTTGTCGCGGCCCGTGTCCAGCTGCATCTTCACCGGCAGACCCAGGTCATACCGGAGGTAGCGGGTGGCGATTCCCTCGATCCAACGGACCCAGGGCAGGGTGTTGACGCGGAACTGGATGTCGACCTGCGTCTCGCCGTTCGCCCGGTTCACGTCCTTCACCAGACCCAGGTCCTGCGGGACCACGCCGAACGCGGCGCAGGTGCGGGCCATGAGGTATTCGGGGAAGGACGAGTCGAAGGCGTCCGGCTTCGTGCCGGTCACCTTCGTGCCGTTCGGGACGGCGAGCAGCTGGTGCATCTTCGCCTGGTCGCCGAGGACCATCGCGTCCCAGTAGTCCTGCCACTCCGCGACCTGGTCCGGGGAGGAGATGTCCGGCGGCACCTCGACGAAGCCACCGGGGATCGAGCCGTCGGTGAACATCTGCATGAAGTGCCACTGGAACCGGATGTCGGTGTTGGCGGTGAGCAGCAGCGACTCCATCGGCGCGAGGCCGTACGGGTGGTTCGACTGCGGGCGGAACGGCTGGTAGATCAGGTCGTTCGAGGTGAAGTGGTCCCAGACGGTGCCGTGGATCAGCTGGTAGTAGGCGGGGGCCGGGGGCCGGGGCTTGCGGCCACGCTCGTCGATGTAGGGGTAGATCGTGGTGCCGTCGATGACGTCGAGCCCGATCACGTCGCCGTTGAGGTTGCGGCGGCGATACAGCGTCGGGGTGTCGTAGCGCAGCGCGTTCTCCATCAGCTTGTTCAGCCACCCGTCGAACGGCAGTTCCCTATCAGGGAACTCCATCGCGGCGCGGGCGGTGTCGCAGGCTGCGTCGACGGCGGCACCGGAGTGCCCGTCGGCGGGGACGAACATCGGTTCCATCGAGCGCAGTTCGTCGATCTTGTGGTTGATGCACATGCGGGCCACGTCATAGCCGTCGATCAGGGCCTTGATCGTGTCGAACGACATCAGGTTCCACGACTGGCGGGTGCGGACGGCGATGTTCACGCCGACCGGGTAGTCGTTGACCCGCGGCGGCACCGAGATGCCGATGTAGGGGCGCAGCGGCGTACCCGGCCCGAACGGCGACGTCGAGGTCATGCCCTGCGCCACGAGCGCCTGCTCGACGTCCGGCGGCGTCTGCGGGCTCGACACGACCGCGGTGTTCTTCACGACCTGCGCCCGAGCGGCAGGGCGGCGGTTGCGGTTCTTAGCCATGTCCGTCCTCCCGTGTGCGCGGCTGACCGCCGCGTTCCTTCTTGATCTGGTCGGCGATCTCGCGCCAGTTCCGTGCCGAGCTACGCACGGGGGTGGCCGAGGTGTCAGCCGGGTCGGGCGCGGTCTGCCGCTTCCAGTGCTCGATGAACGCCCGGCCCTGCCCGCCGTTGAAGGCGAGGTCGGTCAGCGCCCACACGAGCGCGTCCAGCCGGTTCGGTGAGTCCTTCTGGGCCGCGTCGAACGGAGCCCAGGTGGTCAGTTCGTCCTCCAACTGCGGGAACGACCCGACGTGGTGCACCTTGCCCTGCTCGTACAGGGCGGCGATCGGCTCGGCGCGGACCGCCTTGCCGCGGCTCGCCGACACCAGCTTCACCGGCACCTTCGAGTCGACCTGCTTGATCGTCGACAGCACCATCTCGCCGCCGTAGTTCTTCTCGGCCACGATCCGGTCGCCGCCCCACTGCTCGAAGGCACCGACAGCGCGTGAGCCCCAGCCGTGCGGCGACAGCTTGCAGGACTTGTCGTCGAGCACGTAGAACTCGCCGTCCACCCCGATGCCTGCCACGACGATGCCCTGCTCGTCGTTCTCGGGACCGGAGCCGCCGGACGGGTCCACACCGACGACGATGCGGCGCATGTCCGGTACCGGGTCGCCGTGCAGGATGCGGTGGTCCTCGATCATGGC